TTGTATCAAGTGCCAGCGGCACCAATATCTGCAATAGAACCTCTTTTCCAAGAGTTGACAGTGAAACCAAGTTCAATGGTTCCAACATCACCACTCTCTCTATCGGCTTCTGCAACAGTGAGGTTAATCAGCTGAACACCTTCCAAAATGTAAGGCTCGCTGAGGAATGTTTCACCATCACAGTTAACTGGTTGGATGTTGATTGTCAAGAATGCACAATCATACTCAAGCCAGAACTGCTCGATTTTTGTTGCTTCTGCAGGGTCGTAAGGCATTGTCAAGGTCACGTCATCGATTGTACGAGGACCAATAACCTTGTAGATGCGGCGACCAGTGCCATTAGCATACTCGCCAGTGGCAGATGTGTCGTTGATGCCGGAAAACTGAGTCCAGAAGAACTCAAGGCCGCCAACGTACATGATAAATCCCGATTTTGAAATCGGTGTTAGAATCGCCATCTAGAATTTCCTCCTAATAGTGTATGTATAGAGGACAGAAATCAAGCTAAGATGTCATTGATGAATGCACCAGAACCGCCAAGTCCTGTAGCGCCCAGACCAACGATGTTCACGGCACGCTCAACAGTGATCTCAGCACGAACCACGCGACGCTCACGGATGTAGTACTCAGGACGGACAGCAGGCGTGCCGGTCAACTGGTAGGTGTAAGCGAAAGCAGGAGTAGCGGCAGAAGCACCACCAGCAGGCAGCACAGCGTCGTTAGCACCAAGGGGGCTGTAGAACAAAAGGATTGAGTTCTCAGGGAAGATAGGCAGAAGCTCACCGTTAGCGGCCAACTGACGACCTTCACCAACACGGATACCACGCTCAAGACCGAAGTAACGGGCGAGCATGTCGATGTCGATGCTGTCAGCAGTCGTGTACTTGATGCGATCAAGGATCGTAGCGTCTGTCATCAAGGTGTCGAACACGTTAGTGCCGATGACCATGGAGTTAGGACGGATACCGATCTGGTTAGACACGGCACGCTTCAGCTTCAGCACGTTCTGAATGGGATCAGAACCAGCTTGTCCCCAAGGGGCAGTACCAGACAGGTTCAGGGTTTGACCACCAGCGGATGCAGCTGTGTAGCTAACATAAGCAAGGCCTGGCTCATAGATACCAAGGTTGGTAACGGCAGCAGATACAGTTGCTTCGTAGCTATTCATCAAACGCTGCATTGCGTTGCGAGTTTCAATAGCACGAAGGTCAACTTGTGCAGGACCTTCACCAGCGTTCTCGATCACTTCTTCAGGAAGTTCCCAAGCCACAACTTCCTGCTCAAGAGCATAACTCTCAGAGTCGTAACGGCTCTGGATGGCGGGAATGTTGGTACCATAGGCACGACGGAAGTCGTTAACAGCAAACTGCTCTTTACCGAAACGGAGGATGCGACCAGCGCGAGTGGCTGTGTCTACAACGGGAGCAATAAAGTTAGAAATGTTGTTCTCTGGCAGCATGTAGCCTTGAGCCAGAGTTGTAAGAATTGGATCAACACCTGCATAGGTGTCTCTAAGATTCATCATTTTAGGAGATCTCCTTTGACTTTAAGGGAAACTATTGCAATAGTACCATCGGGGCTTACCTTACCTCCTTCTAGGCTATGTGCCTAGCGAGTTTAAGTGCCCAATGGTGTTAATTATCAGACGGCAACGAGCACGAAGCTACGCTGACCAACGAGGATTTCGCGTACTGCGGGCACTCGGCTAGCAACAGTAATAGCTGTGCCAGCATTCGATGCGCGGCCTGCAGCGTCGATGGTAAGTTGTGAACCAACAGCGATAGATCCGGCAGTAGCAGAGTCAGCTTCAACAAGCAAAAGGCCTGAAGTAGCAATACTCAGAAGTCGGCTATCGGTAGGGGCGTTAGCCAATGCTTCGACGTAGTACTGTGAAACACCCACGGCATCTGTACCAACAATAGTGGAACCATAGCTGCCACCTGCTTGAAGGAATACTGGACGGAATTCGAACACTTCGTTGGTGTCGGCTTCCAGAGTTTCTGCAAAACGGATATACTGCTTGCCCGTTACAATTCCGGCATTAGTAGCCATTTTCTTTTATCCTATGAAAAAATTGTCTTTAGTTGTTGTTTGGTCTCTAGGACCGTTGGTTGTTTAGTCCGTAAATTCTATCTATATTCGATGACACAGCGGCATCGGTCGTAACATCTACAATCTACGCCGGGGGACGGGAGTGATCCAATGGGTTGCCACCCTTTCTGACCATACTCTATACACTCGGGGCAAACTTTTTTGTCCTTTTTTGTAGATCTACGCATTTCTTTGTAGCCAAGGCGAGCATTCTTGCGTATTTCGCCTCTAG